CATTACCAGCTGTTTTGCAGTTGAAATAAGGGAGAGAAGCAATGTATCATCATCTTCAAAATCAATCCGCAGATACTGTTTGACTTCCTGTAAAGTTACCACCCACTCCACCCCCTTTCTCTGATTACGCTTTCATGCCAAGTGTCTTTACGGCTTCGGTCAGAATCAGTCTGCCATCGACACGCTGAGATGCGAGGAATCCAACCTGACCATTCATTGCAAATACCTCGTTCAGCCGCTTAAAGGAACGACCCTGCCGGTCGCCGATCCAATAATAACTGAAATCACCAAAAGCAAGGCACTTTGCACCTGCCTTGATCTCCGGCACATAGCTGGAAGTGTAGTACGGACGATTCAGAATGGTATCCGGTACGCCTGCCTGCACGGACGGATTCCAGATATAGTTTCCGGTGCTGTCTTTCAGCTTACGAAGTGCCTTTACTGTGGAATCGTTGAGAACCCACACTGCCTTCTTACGATACGGGCTTCTCAGAGAATAGAACAGTTCCAGAACATCATCGAAAGTGATATTTGCAGTGCTGGTTGTCGCTCCGCTTTCTGCACCGCCCGTTGCAGCAAAGATACCAGTCGGCTTGCCCTTGCCGTCACCAATGAAGAAAGATTCTTCTTCCTTTGCACCGATTCTTCTTGCAAATTCCTTTGCGATGTAAGACGGCAGGTCAAAAGCGGCATCATTCAGCAGTTCCTCAGAGATCTTAATTGCCGTACCGACCTTGTACGCACCAAGGGAAGCCTGTCCAAAGGTATCATCCGACAGCTTATATGCGTCCTCCTCGTCCATCCAAGCAGCTTCGCCCTTAGAAGTAACGATGGGAATCTTTCGATCACCGGAGGAAGTTTTAATAACAGTCGCCAGCTGCCGGAAAATGTTTTCTTCGGTCAGGGCTTCCACCAGTTTTCGTTCAAACTCATCTGGAACAAGATAGCCACCCTCAGTATCTGTACCAACCTGCAGGTCGTTTCGGACATCGTAAAAATTGCGGTTGCGGATGTTGTTCCAGAAAGCAGTACGATATGCATCCGATGCAATGCCGGTCTTGGTATCACTGTGAGTGGATGCGTTCGGCTTGTTCTGAATCGGCGTAGAAGTGGGCTTGTTCATCTCCGCTTCAATCTGAGCCTGTCGTTCCAGCCGCTGGATTTCCTTGCCGTATGCCACGATCTGCTGCTCCATGGCATCGTATGTCTTGCTGTCCTCTTCCGAAAGCAGACCGCTTTCATTTCGCTTGGAATCCAAAAAGTCACGGGCAGTATCCCATGCCTTGCTTCTTTTTTCTCTCAGTTCCTGAATTGTCATAGTATCAGTCCTCCTGTATTTTTAATATTTCAAAAGCTCCAGCCGCTTGTCCAATTGGTTGATCGGCGTGCCTTTGGATGCAGTTGCAGAAATCTTCTGCAGAAAAGAATCCAGCGTTTTGGATGGTGTGTACAGCATGGATGCTGTGCTTTCTTTCTTTTTTTCATCTGGATCTGTTTTTTCTGGTTTTTCTTCTGGAACAAACGGATTCTTTTTAGAAAAGAGAATGCCGTCTACAAATCCCAGCTGCAATGCTTTTTCTGCATTCATCCACGTTTCTTCATCCATCAGCCTTGCGATCTTATTGCGGCTGAGATGCGATTTTTCTGCATAAGCATTGATAATGGATTCCTTGACTTCATCCAGAAGTGCGATTGCTTTCTCCATATCTGCCTTGTTGCCCATGGCACAGGTCATCGGATTGTGGCACATCAGCATTCCGGTCGGTGAAATCAAGGTTTCTTCTCCAGCCATCGCCACCACGGAAGCCGCAGAAGCGGCAATGCCGTCAATCTTGACCGTGACCTTGCCCGGATGGTTTCGGAGCATGGTATAGATCTGACTAGCGGCAAACACATCGCCGCCCGGCGAGTTGATAAAGACGGTCACATCACCGCTGTGTTTTTGCAGTTCCGAGCGGAACATGGCAGGGGTGATGTCATTTTCAAACCATGTACTCTCCGCAATCGCACCGTACAAATACATCTCCGATGCACCGGTTTCTTCGTTGCGTACCCAGTTCCAGAAACGATTATTCTTCATGGGTCGTTTCCTCCTTTTCATTTTTCTTTGCAAATGCACCTGCATCAGCAAGTTTGGTGAAGCTACCGTTTACGAGATACAGATTTCCGCCCTGTTCTTCCGGCACCAGATTCATATCCTCCAGTTCCCGAATGTCATTGGTGGACATCCAGCCGTTCTGTCTGGCGGTAGCATAGCCCTGCATTCTGGAAGCGTAGTCACCACGCAAAAGCCCCTCTACATTGAATTTGATGAAGTATTTGCCTTTCTCTGAATCGGAAAGCAGATCTTTCATCATGCCTTGCTCCCATCGAACAATCCACGGGTCAAGACTGTATTTCACGAAATCCAATGATAGATGTTCCACGTTACTGAATGTGGCATGGTCAAGATCGCCGATCATATGAAGCGGCACTCGATACAACCGGGCAATTTCCTCTACCTGAAACTTTCTGGTTTCCAGAAACTGTGCTTCATTGTTGGGGATGGAAATAGGCGTGTATTTCATGCCCTCTTCCAAAATTGCGGTATGATGCGAGTTGGAACCACCATAGGCACGCTGCCAAGCATCCCGCACACGCTCTGGATTTTTGATGACTCCCGGATGCTCCAACACACCAGATGGACTGGCTCCGTTGGCGAAAAAGGTAGAACCATAGTCTTCACAGGCAAGGGAAATGCCGATTGCATTCTTTGCAAGAGCAATGGGAGAATATCCCACCAAGCCGTCATACCCAAGTCCGGGAATATGCAGCACATCTTCTGCCTGCAGGACAATATCGCCCTGCTGTTTCAGGTTTGGATTGGCTTCATCGTAGCGACTGTAGATGTAGACCAGACGATTTCGCTGGTCACGGTCTACTCTGACCTTATCCGGCATCAGCGGATACAGCCCCAATACATCTCCACGACCGTTTCGGATAATTTGTGCGTAAGCATTGCCGTAGATTAGCAGATGGGACATCAGGGTTTCTCGGAATACGAAAGATGTCATTTCCGGATTTGGCTGATCGTGGAGTAAAAAATAGAGCGGATGCCGTGGCACTCGCTCTTTTCCGTTTTCGGTATATTGGTAAACGTGTAATGGCAGCTGGGCAATCGCCTCCGACAGAACTCTCACGCAGGCATACACCACTGTGTGCTGCATGGCGGTGCGGTCATTAACTCGCTTACCACTGTTGGAACGTCCGAAGAAGTAACTGTAGCTGGGACTGTCGTAGCTGTTTTTCGGGTGATCTCGTCCCCGAAAAAATCCTCTCAAAATACGCATAATTCCTCACTCCTTACAAAATCAACATATCTCTTTCGTCATAAACACTTGTTCCATCCCCAGTACATCCACAGCGAATTGCCCGGTCAAGAGCCATGATCATGGCGACAGCACCGTCAATTTTCTCTGTGGATTTTTCTTTATCCGGCTTGATATTTCCGGCAGGGTCACGCCTGATGAAAATGTTATCCATCATCCACCGAAGAACGGGGTGTCCGCTGTGGGCAAGGGTCTGTTCCAGAGTCAGTTTCATCAATTCCTTGGTCGGTGGTGACATATCTTTGTAACCCTGACCGAACTGAACCATCGTGAATCCAAGTCCCTCCAGATTCTGTGACATCTGCACCGCACCCCAACGGTCAAAAGCAATTTCTTTGATATGGAATTTCTGCCCCAGTTCATCGATGAAGTTTTCGATAAAGCCATAGTGGACAACATTGCCCTCCGTTGTTTTCAGATAACCCTGCTGCTCCCACACATCATAGGGAACGTGGTCACGGCGAACTCTTAAAGGCAACGTTTCTTCCGGCAGCCAGAAGTAAGGCAGAACGTAATAATGCTCATCTTCATCTGTTGGAGGAAAAACAAGCACGAAAGCTGTAATATCTGTGGTACTGGAAAGGTCGAGTCCACCGTAGCAGATTCTTCCTTCGAGTTCGGATTCATCAAAAGCAACCTTGCATTTGTCCCACTTTTCCATCGGCATCCAACGTACCGCTTGTTTTACCCACTGATTCAAACGCAGTTGCCGAAAGGCGTTCTCTTCGCCGGGAGTTTCTTTTGCAGAGTTACACGCAGCCACCACCTTATCCATACCGATTGTCTTGTCGAGGGATGGATTTGCTTTTTTCCACACCTTTGGATCCGTCCAGTCTTCCGATTCATCTGCACCGTAAATGACAGGATAGAAAGTCGGATCGTGCTTTCTGCCTTCCAGAATGTCCTTCGCTTTCTGGTGGACTTCATAGCAGATTGAATTTGTATCAGTTCCGGCGGTGGTAATCAAAAAGTACAGTGGCTGCATTCTCGCATCGCCGGAGCCTTTGGTCATAACATCGAACAGCTTTCGGTTCGGCTGCGTATGTAGTTCATCAAACACAACCCCGTGAATGTTGAAACCGTGCTTGGAGTAGGCTTCTGCCGAAAGCACCTGATAGAAGCTGTTGGTCGGGATGTACACGATACGTTTCTGTGAGGTCAGAATTTTTACTCGTTTGGAAAGAGCAGGGCACATTCGCACCATGTCAGCAGCCACATCAAAAACAATGGCAGCCTGTTGTCGGTCAGCAGCACAGCCATACACCTCGGCACGTTCTTCGCCGTCACCGCAAGTTAGGAGCAACGCAACTGCTGCGGCAAGCTCGCTGTTATGAGTTGGAAGAAAAGAATGACCGATACAGTAAAGATGTGATTCACTATCCACCTGAATGCACTGCATTCCGGGATTATCAACCTTTTCAATCGAGTCAATATATCGAAAATGACTTCTTGTATTAGGATTTCGCTTTACTGTATTTTTCATTTTTCTTTTAAGACCCGCAACAGGAATATCGTCAAAGGCAGTGAATTTCACATAGTATATCGTTTCTCCTGTTGCCACTCTTCCACATTCGCTGCTCGGCTTGCTCCAATCTGCTCTCTGTGTGGATACCGCAGTCGTGATTGCATTTTTTATGCCTAAACTCCATAACAGTTCACTTACACTCTCAGCAAGTACTTTTTCTGTTGACGTGTAAATAGCCTGACCTTTTCTGTTGCTTATCGATCCGTCTGAATCCATAAGTCCCTGCAATAAGGAAAGCCTCTGAGGCACAGAGGCTCTTAGGAATTCTATAGGGATTTTCTTGTCATGAAAGGTTTTCACAAGCACCTTTTTTAAATCGGGAACAGGACAAATTTCTGAATCGCCCGTATTTTTCCATCTTCTTTTCAGTTTGTGCCAAGGCCATATTTGGTCAAGAACTTCAGGAATATCACAGGTTTGTATTGTAATTTCAGGCTTGACAGCATTACCGTTTCCAAGCCAATACCCCATTAAATATGGGTCTACCGGCAAATCAGCATTATCAGTGTCTATTGCATCTGAAATAGGAATCCTGAACCGATAACAGCCGGAGGAATCACAGATATGTTCATACATTTCTTCCGTAGAAATTGTCACTCTTTTTCTTTTTCCATAAGTGACATCACCAGTCCAGAGATGTCTTGCCCCTGCAATAACAGTTTCTCCATCCTTGAAGGTTATTTTATATCCCTGTTCCGAGTAATCGATAGGACTTTTGGCAACAACATGACAGATGTTTCCTTTTTCATCAAAAAGCTCATCTCCGATAGAGATTTCGCCCATAGTGGTAAAGCCTGTTGGTGTAGGAATAAGGGTATTTAAAGCAAGCTGTTTTCCATTTTTCTTCGGAATCTCAATGTAAGCCGTGTTAAACTGACGATAGCCATTCGGTTTCAGAATGCCGAACAAATCACGGATAATCTGTTCCTGCCAGTCCAGCAGTTCGAATTTCTTTCCTGCCCATGTGCCTTTGGTGTGGCTGAGGCACTCAATAAAAGAAACAGCATAGTCTGCCGTCTTTTTGTTGTACTTGGAATCCTCCGCCATAAAACGTGTTGGTTTAAATCTTGCCATTGTTCTCACCTCCATCAACAAAAAAGACCTGCCAAAAGCAAGTCTATATCATTTATTTTTATGCCCCGGTGGGCTTTTTTATAATTGAGATTCTATTCCCATTGTAACCATATTACCATACAAAAGCAAGGATAGCAAGCGGCTAAACAGACAGAAAAAACGTAGAAATTTTGCCGTTTTCTTGTGTAAGATACACCAATAGAAATTTTTCCGGTACGACCGCCAGAGCCTTTCGGCTCCGGCTTTTTTGTGTGGAATTTTGTTTGGTTTAGTTGTACTGCTTCAGCAGAATTGCCAGTGCAGTTTCAGTTTCCTCATCCTCCGGCGGAATATCCATGCCCCGGTCGAAATTGAACACCGTTTTGCCATTCCGCCGCAGGGAGATTTTCGAAGCTCTGCCTTCCTCATATCCAAAAGTGGAAGGCTCCTCATAGTGTTTCACCCAGTAGTGAAATACGCTTGCTCCAACCCGAATCGTTCCTTCTGTCCACATTGTTTTTTCCTCCGGTTTTCGTTGTTTTTGCCTTTCGGCATGATGTATATTACCATAAACCAAAGGAGAAGTCAACGAAATTTCCGGCATATTCTGCACAAAGATGAAAGCAGAAAATTGTGTATGATACCAACCAAAAAAGCAAGCCCCACGTTGCCCTGTGTGGGGCATTTGTGGGAAAGGGAAAACCACTCGGAGGAAACAAAACTACGCCGGACAGGGCAACACAGCAGCTGTACGAGCCGCAGCCCCCTTGATTCAGGGGCTGCTTGGAGCGTGCAGGAAAGCTTATCGTGTGATTTTGAAATCGCCGTAGTAGAAATGGTTTTTCCTGATGTAATCCGTCATCCAGTTTTCGGCTTTTTCAAAGTCGTCAAACTCTTTGATCACCAGCCATTCCTGCTTGCCGGGGGTGTAAATGTGAATCCCATTTTCCACCCTTTCGGTTGCTGTTCCTGTTACCGTCAACGCTTTTACTTTCCATGTTTTTGCCATTGTGTGTTCCTCCGTTTTTTTTGTTTTTCCCTTGCGGTAACTGTATATTACCATACTTTCGGAGGGATAGCAAGCCGCTAAACGTACAGAAAAAGCGATGGAATTTCGGCACTTTCTTGTGTATCATACACCAACGAAACAAGAGCCCTTGTGCCGCCTTGTGTGGGGCATTTGTGGGAAAGGGAAAACCACTCGGAGAAAACAAAACTACGCCGGACAGGGCAACACAGCGGCTGTACGAGCCGCAGCCCC